CAATCTTTTTAACAAAGGACTATGCTCAAATAGTTTCTGAAAAAGTGAATTTAAAATATAATTTTTCGGAAAAAAAACTAGAAGCAATAGATTTTTATTTTCCTTGTGCTTCTGTATTGAAATATGTTGAGCATATTCTGAATGAAAGTTTAAAAGAAAAATTTGATTTGAAAATGGAGATTCAAAAAAATAAGTGCAGCATAAGAGGAATAGCAAAGATAAAATTTAACGGATTAACAGAAAAATATGCAATTGAAGAAAAAATTGAAAGTTTGATAAAAAAAGAAAAAAATGAAATTAAAAAGATAGGTGTTAAATAACCGCTTATTTTTTGAAAATATGATATAATATATAAGAGGAGTTGATACAATGGTTGAAACTGAAATTCAAAAATTTCGTAGAGAATTTTTTGAAAGTCTCTCGGAAGAAGGTTATAGAGTTTATCAAAAATTTAAAACTGATTATTTAATGAAAAAACATCCAGAACAAGTAACTCATAGAATTGTGAATTGTTTTGTTATTGATGAATGGGAAGAAAGAGAAATGATAAAATTATTTTGGGAAAAACTATCAAGGCGTGAAGTAGGGCTGTACTTAAAAGAATATTTTGAAAAAGAAGAGAAGAAGGAAGAAAAAAAGGAAGAAAAAAAAGTGTCTTTCTTAAAACAGTTTTTTAAAAAAGTTTTTAAAAAAAAGGAGAGAGAAAAAAAATGCGAAAGGCAAGAGGAAGAAATCAGTTGGTTAAAAAACTGCTGGAAATAAACGAGCATATAATAATTGACTTAATAGTTGACAACTTTAATGAACACTTATTGAATAGTGCTTTTAAAGTAGATGCGACATTGTCACTAAATTATAGTGACAGGATCATATATATAACAAAAAATATACTTGCTGGGAATGAGAAGTACTTAAATGCTGTTATAAACTATAACAACGCATATATAACAGAAAACGGATATGATAAACTGACAGAAGAAGAATACAAAGAAAAATGTCCCAATAACGAAGTCAGAAGTTTAACAGATTCAGGAATTAATGCAGAACAAATGATTTTATATATAATGACAACGGGAAAAATGAAAAATAAGCTGGAATTTTTTAAGGAATTTTATAAAGAGGATCTGAAAAAAGTAGAAAAATACACTAAAGACACATTGAGCCAAAAACCTGAAATGATTGAATTGCTGCAAGGAACACAGTTTGAAATGGAATTTCAGGAATTTATAAATAACAACTACAAGGGAATTGATAAAATAGACTTTGAGGGATTAGCTGACAGATATAGAATTAAATATAATAAATTTAATGACACTTATACAGTGCCTTCGGGGTTTGTTGTTTTTTTTGAAAATAAGACAATGGAAATGTTTAATAAGCTTGAGAGCTTTAATTTAAACTTTGGATTACTGCATGGCAATCTCAAGAGGATTGATGGATATTTAAAAGATATTAAAGAGGTACAAGAGGAGTCAAAAAGAATAGTAGAGGAATCAAAGACAATAAAAACAGAAAATGAGAATCTGAAAAAAATTAACGATTTTCAAAAAGCTAAAATTTTGGCTTATGAGAGTGGGGAAAAGGATAAGCTTATAAAAGAGTCACAAAAAGAAATAAATTTCTTATACGGGCAAATAGAAAGTTTAAAAGAACAAATAAAAAACATAGAGCAGGACGAAAATAACACGATAGAGGAAAATATAATAATTGAAGAAATAGAGCAGCAGGAAGAAAAAGAAAAAACAGATCTGCAAAATAAAAATATTATCGTGTTAGGTGGGAAATGGAACTCTAAAAATAGAGGAGAAGTGGAAAGCTATATCAATTTTAAAAATGCAACTGTGGAATTTATTGAAGCTAATAAGATTTTTAGAAATAGCGAAAAGATAGCAAATAAAGATATAGTTGTTTTTGATACTTCTTTTAATTCACATGCAGCATATTATAAAGTTAAGAGCATTACAGAAAATTTAATGTACATAAATAAGTCAAATATTGAAGAAATAAAAAAGAGTCTCTAAAGGCTCTTTTTTATGTTTCTTATTTATTTTGATAATATTCAACTATTTTTATTTCAGTTTCACATATATTTTTAATTAACATTTCTTGAACGATTTTTGGGACTACTTGATAGTCATTACTAATGTTATATTTGAACCATTCAAAACTGTTTGCTCCACTGGCCTTGCGACCATTTATGTACAGCTGAAAATACTCGCTGTAATATGAATTATATGGAGCTCTTGGGCCTTCTTCATTATTGTAAATGTCAATATGTATTGTGACATAGCTTCTTCCTTTGTGTTCGACTGCAATCACGTAGTCTGGCACTTCTTCATATTTCTCATCATATGTAGATGTTTCTATATTATATTTTTTTATCATTTTTCTGTATTCTTTTTCAAAATTACTTTCTGTCATGTCTATTATTTTTAAATTTTTCATTTTAATCATCTCCTATTTTTTTATAACCTCAAGCCCCCCGGCTTTTAGATTATATTCAGCATTTTATTTTTTACGATGTATAAATTGTTGCCGTCAAAAACTCTTAATTCTTTTTCAGAATTTTGAGTTATCGTATAACTTCCATACTCGCAAATTCTCTGCAAAAATTTGTTTCTTTCTATTTCTGCGTTGTTTTTAAAATTTAATTCAGCATCTGTTAAGTAATCATCAGAATACTCATACTCTGTGATTACTTTGCTGTCAACGTGTTTCAAGAGCTTTTTAAGTTGAGCTTTATTAAATCTATTTTCTTTAGATTTAAGTTCAATTTTTCCCTTTAATTCTTTGTAAAACGGATTAAAATACTCTTTACAAGGATATTCACGAAAGTACTTGAACTCTCTTATTTTGCTTATAAACTCTTCAACTGTTTCAAAGTCTTCTGCGAGTTCGATAAGTTCTGTGAAGTGTATTGAGAACTCGGGAGTATCTAATTTATAACAATATTTTACGTTATCAGTATGATTCTGAATCTGTACAGAATCATTATAAATATGTATTTCATAATTTTTGTTTTCGCTTATAAGGTAGTTTCTTTCTTTTCTTAAACTTTCAAATGTTATCTCTCTAATATTATTTATTTTCATTTTTATTTCCTCCTGATTTTTTGTTTTTCTCAATTAACCTCCCCCGAGGTTTTTTATTTATAACATTTTCCAAAGCTCTCATTGAGACTTCTGTAATAGTCCCAAGTTGGTTCTTCATAATCATCATATAAGCTTTTAAAAAGCTCTACATGATTTTTAAAATATTCTGTATTTATTATGTAATATTCATCAGTTTGATTATTTGAATAGTAATAAGAGTTTTTGAAATTTTTAAGAAAGTTTCTTACTTGAAATTTTATTTTTTCTGCTAAGTCTTCATGATTAAACAATGCTGAATTAACAAATTTTTCCATTTCTGATTCTTCAGCAGGATTCTCATGATAGAATCCTGTATTGAAGTTTTCTAATGCTTTTCTTAAAGCTTCTTTTTTGATTTCTACTAATTTTTTTATTTTTCTTGTCATTTTTACCATCTCCTATTGATTTTTTTTTAGGATTTGATAAAATAAATTAGGTATTTTAAAAATCTCATGTCGGGGATTATTTAATTTTACCTTTTGACTTGTTCGAGCTGCAACTCGTTCAAGTCTTTTTTTATTTTATCTGTCCTTCATCTTGACACTATTATATCTCAATAATTTAAATTTGTCAATAGCTTTTTTAAATTATTTTTCTGAACTTTGATTTTCTTCAGTATTTTCAATGGTTATAAGCTCTAAAAAAATTTTTTTTATTGCTTCAGTTGGCTTTAAATTTTCTCGTTTTTGGAAATCTTTAAAATTTTCTTTTATGTTTAAGTACTCTTCTTCTGTAAATCTATATCCAAAAAGCTGTTTATTTTTTTCGCCACTCCCTTTTTTACGCCCTGCGGTTTCTGCCCGAGGAATTCCTTTCGGTCTCCCGACGGGTCTTTTTTTTTGCATTTTTACCATCCTTTCAACAGCAATAAAAATAATATTATTATATATATTATTACTGTTATTGTAGTTATTTTTTTATGTTTTTTGTAAGTGCAAAGACTTAAAAAAAGTCCTGCACTTATTACTAAAATTGACATATATTTTTAAAAGAGTTATAATATAGGTGACGCAGGGCTTAAAGCCCTTTGTCACTGATGTTTTAAAAGAAAATAATTTTTATTAATCCGATAATGGCGGTTATCAGATTAATACAGGCGATGGCTAGTAGGACCTTGTTGTAGTTGTCGCCCTTTTTTATTTTCTTTTTTCGGGTGATATATCTTCTATATCTTAACCCTTTCATTTTTTCACCTCCCTCTCGCCTTTGATGAGACTATTATATCTCAATAATTTAAATTTGTCAATAGCTTTTTTAAATTATTTTTCTTAAATATATTAAAACTATTGATTTTACTGAGGAAAAAAGATAAAATTTTTTTGAAACTGAAATATTAAAAAAGTATAAAAATATTGAAAAGTTAGGAAAAATGGGGTATAATATATATAAATGTGAAAAAACAACAATAAAATAGATTTTGAAAACAAAATGTAAAAATTTTGGTGAGTTGTCTTAAAAAGACAAAAACTCTTTATTTTAAAAGTCCACAGTGGGGACATAGTCGTAGTAATGCGATTGTGTCCCTTTTTTTATTTTTATCACATTTAATCATATTTTAATTCAAAAAAGAGTTTAAAAAATAACAAGAAACGGTTGAGGTCGGAGGGAAAGCAAAACATTTAAGAATATCTAAAAAAGGGGGAGGGGTATTTGAAGATGTATGGATAATCAGAGAGAAAAGATAAAAGCAGAATATGAGAATGGAGCAGGAGCGAAGAAACTTGCAGAGAAATACAATATAAAAGATAGCACTATCAGAGTGTGGGCGAAAAGATATAAGTGGAATAAAAAAAAACAATGTAACGCTATTAAAAAAAAACGTAACAATGTAACGTTACAAAAAAAAGAAACGTTACACGTTACAAAAGAAAACGTTACAGAAAGTCAAAAAAGAAACATCGTTGAAAAAGTTATTAATGAAGAAGAAAAAGAAATAAGGAATAAAAAAAAACATAGCAAATTAACTGAAAGAGAAAAAGAGTTTATCAGAAATTATTTTGCTTGTAAATTTAATGTCAAACTTGCAACGTTAAAAAGCGGTTACAAGCAGGAATCACAAGGTTTTTTTATTTTAAGAAAAGAAAAAATAAAAAAAATAATTGGCAGAATCAGAAAAACATTTGTTGCATCTGATCCGCTACTTATAGACCCTGATTTTATAAATGATGAGCTATTAAAAAATCACTTGATGGCAAACGGAACATTAAAACAAAAACAAGCAGAACTTGTAGAAAAGAAGATCAAAAAGCCCGTTGTTGTTGATTTAGGTGGTAAAAAAGTTGTGAAATATGAAGAATTTACAGAGGCGGAGATAGTGGAGTATGAGGCAGCAATAACTGATTTGAGAGCTAGCACGCAATCATTACAATTGTTAGCAAAGTTGAAGGGCTTTGACAAACCACAGGCGGAAGAAAATAAGGAAGAAAAAAATCTCGTTGCATTGCTACAAAGTATAACAGCAGAGGTTGATGAAGATGAATAAGTTAAATAAAAAACAGATAAATATTTTAAAAGTTTTTAAAAAGGAACAGCCGAGAATCACGATTTTACACGGTGCAAAGCGTTCGGGAAAAACATTCTTAAATAACTTGTTAATGTTATCTCATATTTCGCATTTTTATAATCAAAACGTTAATTTTATTATTGTTGGAGCAACAAGCGGATCAATTTGGCGGAATGTCTTAAATGACTGGGAAACAATGCTTGAAACTACGTTCAAACTTAGTAAAGACGGAAGTTTTAGGCTATTCGGAAATAACATTTATATATTCGGTGGGGAAAAAATAGACAGTTGGAAAAAAATGCGTGGGATGACTTCTCACGGGACTTATATAAATGAGGCAACGGCATTGCACAAAACATTTATCGAGGAAGCATTTTCAAGGACTTCAGGGCAAGGGGCTAAGATTTTTATTGACACCAATCCTGATAATCCTAGCCACTTTGTCAAAAAAGATTACATTGATAAAGCAGGAGAACGCTTGGAAAATGGGAAACTGAACATACTTTCAGAACATTTTAGGCTTGATGATAATGAATATCTAATAAATAACAGTTCAGAATATGTTGAAAGTATTAAAAAGACTACTCCGACTGGTGCAACATATGACAGAGATATACTTGGATTGTGGGTGGCACAGGAAGGAATAGTATTTGGAGAGTTTAATGAAAAAGAAAATGTTGTTGAAAGTATTGAAAACATTAGCTTTAAAGAATTTTACTTTGGAATTGACTGGGGTTACGAACATTACGGAACTCTTGTGGTTATTGGTGTTGACTATGATGATAATTATTATATTGTCGAAGTAATTGCAAAACAGCATAAATATTTTGAGCCGTACTGGAAACCAAAAATACTTGAAAAATACAGGCAATACAGACCTTCGAGAGTATTTTGTGACGGGGCAAGAGTGGAGTATGTAAACGGATTAAATGACGCTGGAATATATGCAGAAAATGCGAAAAAGGATGTAAAAGAGGGAATTGACTTAGTCGGAGCAATGTACAAGAGAAATGTTTTAAAAGTAGTCAGAAGTGCATTTAAAGGCAGATTTGAAGACGAAATATATAGCTACGTGTGGGGAAAAAACGATGAGCCGATTAAGCTCAATGATGATGTGATGGATTCGGTACGTTATGTTTTATATAGTCTGAAAAAGAATGATGGTGGTATTGCTTATCTCTTTAACGACTAAGGAAAGGGGGAAACTGGATGGATGAGAAACAAAGGAAACGGATTAAAAACTACTATAACAGAACACAATATGATAATGCTAATTTTAATGACAATACACCGAATTTATTCGATGAAACAATAGAAATTTTTAATCCTGTTAAAGATATTACAAAAGCCCTTATTTCCGCTGCGATTAAAGACTTACAGACAAAAAAGGAAGAACTGCAAAAGGTGTGGGATTTTAACAAAATGCAGGCTTTCAGCAAAAAAATATGTAAAGAGATGTATTTACAAGAAGTCGTATTTGTTGAAGCAATAAGAACTCAAAACGATGAAATAATCTATATTTTACATGAAATAGATAATATAGAACACATTGAACAGTTTGGGGAGCTGATACAGTTCAAAATTGATGGAGAATACTCATATTTCAACGAAAAAGGCGAAGAACTTACAGTTTCGTTTTCTCGTGAATATAAAAAACTTGAAAATGGAAAAGTGAAAAAAGTTGAAATAATTGATAATCAAGTTTTTGAAGCTCCGTTTATGCTTGACAAGATTCCGGTTGTAAAGTTTCGGACTGATTCAAATATTATAGAAGCTTTGAATATTATTGACAAAATTAATGTGATTGAGGCTTATATTCACAATGTTTTAGATATTCACGGAGACCCAATGGTGCATGCTGGAGATGTTGTGAAATTTGCTGACATCAATGGAAATGAGCAGGAAAAAAAGAATGCGGAGGCATTGGAAACGTTCAGATTCAAAAAGAAAAGATTTATTTACACAAAACCTGGCGAAAAAACGGCATTCTTTAAATATATAGAGCTTTCAAAGCCTCTAATTTCAGAAATGCAGACGAATATTGAAAGACTTGAAAAAAGGTTGTCGAACTTATTTCCGGAGTTTCTGCTCGTAGATACTAAGACTCAAAATGTATCACAAGAGACGTACAGTATGAAAAATAACGGGCTTAGAACAAAGATTCTAAGCTTCAGAACAGACTTTTTAAAAGGACTTGTTGACTTAGACAATTCAGCTTTGGAGTTGCTGGGAAGAGTGTCAGATGTGACAGAGGATGACTACACTTATTTAGACCCGTTCGAAGAAGCGGAAAAGCTTTCAAGATTAACAACAATTGAGAAAATGGCGGATGTAATAACAAAGCTCAAAAACATTGACGAAGAAATGGCTTTGAGTGACAAAATAAACGCTTTGACTGCGGAAGTAACAGAAGAATTAGAGGGAATGTATGAATAAAATTGAACTCAAATGGGACTTTAAAACAGAAGAAAAACTCTTTAGGATATTCAGAAAACTGAATTATTCAAAGCTTAATCATAAAACGTTAAAAATGCCCTTTGAAGAAATTTTAAAAACTTTTATGAACTTTAGTATCAATTTAGAAAAAAAGTATCGTAAAACTAAAAATATTAATGTTAAAAAGCATTTAACATTAGCAACAAGACAACTGAATGAAATAACAGAATGGCAACAGAAAATGAAAGAATACGTCGCAGAAAACAAAGATAATACAGACTTAAGAAGAAAACTTAAGAATAACGCAAAATTCAGAGCTAGAAACATGAAAGGCAACTATTACAAAGATTTCTTAAAAGAAATAGTTGCAGAAGATTCTGAATATTTCAGATGGAACACGATGGGAGATGAACGTGTAAGACCTGAACATCAGGATAGGGATGAAGAAGTTTATAAATATGATGAAGCAGACCTTCTTCCTGGTGAAGACCCTGGTTGTCGTTGTTGGGCTACTGCTTATTTTCCAGATGATTTTGAATAAAAGAAAAGGGAGGAATATATGTATTTAAATTATTTAAGAAGAATTTTAAAAGACAAAGAGCCTGAAGGCGGTGGAGAAGGTGGAACGCCTGATTTAACAGTTGAAGAGTTAAAAAATAAAATAGCTGATCTTGAAAATCAAGGAACAGTTAAAGACAGTGAAAACTCTAAATTAAAAAAAGACCTTGAAACATTACAGAAAAAGCTCTCTAAACTTGAAAATGAAGGCAAAACAAAGGAACAGCTGGACAAAGAGGAAAAAGAAAAAGTCGAAAGAGAATTGCAGGAAAAGACAAATGAAATTAATTTAATGAAGCTTGAAATAACTAAAGCAAAGCTTGTCACAGAAAATAAGATAAGTGAACATTTCACGGATCTTATAATTCTGAATCCTGAAATGACTGAAAATGATTTAAAAGCTGCAGTTGAAACAGTAGCAAAAAAACAGGAAGCATTTAAAAATGATTTGTTAAAAGAGTATTCAATAACAAAAACAGCAGAAGGTGTATTTAAAACAGAAAATGGAAAAGATTTTGTTGATAATATGCTTGAAGAAAGAGAAAAAACTGATACAGATTTAACGAGATTCATGAAATAAGGAGGGAATTGAATGAGAAAAAGAGCAGTAATGCACAGGGAACATTTAAATGTTGTAGTTAGAGGAGCAAAAGCCGATTTTGCCGACCAGCTGATAAAAGAGGGAATGAGTACGTTCTTACCAGCTGGGACACTTCTAAAAAGTAAAAATAGCTACGACTTGAGGGAAAAAAGCGACCTCATGAAACCGATACTTGTTACTGAAAAAGCGGATGGTGTTCTGGTTCATGATGTTGAATTTAAGGACTGGGAAATGGAAAAACCTTTGACAGTAGCTATTGAGGGGATAGTTTACTTGGACAAATTGATTGAAGTTGGAAAAGAACATAAAACACCACTAACAGTCACAAAAGATAGATTGCCAACAGGCATTACATACGTTTATAAAAATAGAAAATAACAAAAAAGGGGGAAATTGAGGATATGAAAGGATTAACAGAAATATTTAAGGCTAGTGCCTTAAATAAATATTATGCAGGGGTAAAAGAAGAAACACTAGCGGAGACAATGTTTCCAATGGCTTATAATAATGACTTTGATTTAAATGTAATAAACGGGATAGGAAACGGTGCAGTTGAAGTTATCCAGTTTTCAAATTTTGATGCTGATATTTTAGCTAGAGATTGGGGTTACAGAACTCACACAAAGGAAGGAAAGGAATTTTTTAGGGAGAGAATGGTAATTCCTGAAAAAGAAAGAATGACTTTATTCCAATTCTTAAACTCAAAAGATGAAAGCTTAATTCAGAGTTACACAGCACAATTATATGAAACATTTGCTGGAAAAGCTGGATTCTTAGCTTCAGTAAGAGCGTTAGTAACTTACACAGTTTCGCAATTACTTTCAACTGGAAAAGTTACTTATATAGCTGAAAATGGTGGTGGAAGAACAGCAGACTACAAATTGTCGGCAGATTTAAAAGAAACTTTAGCAGGTACAGCGGTATGGAGTGCAGCAACATCTGATCCTTTAGAAGATTTAAACAGATGGAGAGAAAAGCTGGAAAGCAAAGGTAAAAAAGTTGAAATAGCTCTGATGAACAAAAATACATTCAATAAGCTAAAAAAACATGCAACTGTACTCAAAATAGTTTCTGACGCGAAATTGTCTCCTTCAAAAGCAAATATACTGGACAAAATAGAAGAAATGACAGAATTAAAAGTACTTATATGGGATGAAAAAATTTCAGTAAATAAAACTGAAAGAAACGTATTCCCTGATAATGTTGTCACATTAATTCCAAACGGAGTTTTAGGAAAAATGGAATACGGACCAACTCCAACAAAAGTCGATAAACTTTCAGGAGTTGCAGTCGGCAGAGACATCATAGATATAAAAGGAACGTATGCGCCGTTAGAAGTTGCAGCTATAGGGAAACATTCAACAGTTACAAATGTGGAAATAGTTATTGAGGCTATGGTTGCTCCGAATCCAACAATAATGGATTCAATGTTTATAGGAACAGTAGGATAGAAGGGGGAAAATAAATGGCAAGCGGGAAAAAACAAGCAGAGTTAGAAAACAATACAACTACAGAGAATACAACTACAGAGAACAATACAGGGGCAGAGAATGCAGCTGCTCCTGCTGAAGAAAAAATAAAAGTGATTGTACTTTCGCCATTTTTTGATGACAAAAGGCATGAAATTGGAGAAGTTCTTGAAATTTCTAAAGAATATTTTGAAGAACTAAAAGAAAAGAATTTAGCAGCTGAAAGGGAAGAATAGAAATGCTTGATCTTGATGAAAGAATAGAAAAAGCTAAAAAAACAGTACCTGAAATAATGGAATATGACATTGAGGTTGTAAAAAATTTATATAAAATAGTCTTTGAAAAACATTCGGAGGAAAATCATGAGTTATTAAGAGTGTACCTTTTAGGGTATCTATTAACAATGAATGAAGAACTGAATTTTGAAGAAATACAGATTTCGAATGTGGTCTTAAAAGAGGGGGCAGGTAATAACAATCCATATTTCAGAATGTACACAGAATTGTTAAAACTGATGGGAGTAGATGAAAATATTCCCACAGTTGGAATAATTTAAGGGGGAAAATAATGATTTTAAGAAATAATGAAAAAGTAGAAGTTTTACTGGTAGATTTTAATCACATTCTTCTTAAAACTGGAGACAATGAACTTGAGCTGTCTCCTAGAAGGCTTGAAATAGCTTTGAATGAAATAGAAGAAAGAAAGCTTAATATTGAAGTAGTCGAAGAAGAAACGAGCAAAAAAAGGGGAAATGAAAATGCCAGTAAGATTGAAAATAAAGGAAAATCCACAGAATAAGAAATTTATGGAGTTTCTGGCAATGCCAAAACAGACAATAAAGGTCGGAACAAACATAAATTATGGAGTAAATGGGAATTTTGATGCTTATGGTTTATCAAATGTTTTAGAAAGTGGATCCAGTAGAGGAGTACCAGGATGGCACTATAACGAAAAAGCATTTGAGAAATTTAAGCCAACAGGCGAAAGGCTCTTTAAATCTGGCATAAACAACATCATAAAAGGTGGCTGGAATATTGATTCTATGTTGAATCAAATTGGAATAGAAGCTGCTACACAATATAAAAATACGATTGAAGAAATAAAAAGCCCAGGTAACGCACAAGCAACAATTGATAAAAAAGGATTTGACAATCCAATGATTGAAACAGGATTCTTTAAATTTAATATTTCTGCTCAAATAAACGGGGGTAGAAATGTGAGGTAAGAATGGACAAAAAAATATTAAAGGCAATAAATAAAACCACTAAAGTGATAAAAATGTTCGAGCAGGATGCAATATTACTTTCTGAAAACAAAAAACCTAGATTTGATGAAAAAGGTAAACTTATAAAAGCTGCTGATGAAAAGAAAATCAGAATGGCAATAATGACACCAAAAAACAAATATTATCTGGATGAAACAATCAGAGGAACTTCGTTATCTGATACAAAAGAAGGTTATTATATTCTGAAAGAAAATGATGACTTTAAAATAAGTGAAAATTCTTTGCTAAAGTGCAAAGATACAGTTTATAAAGTTATCAAAGTTGAAGAGAACTACGGAATATTTTTGAGAATGGAGTTGAATATTGATGACAAGCGGGATTAAAGATGAACTGATTGAAGATATTCAACGGATCTGCAAAAAGTTTGGAATAGAAATAGCAATTGATGACTATGATAAAGATGAACTGACAGCGGAACAGTATGACAATTTGAAATTTCCAGTTGTATTTTACAATATTTATCACAAAAATGTTTCTCAAATAGATTTTGAGAATGATAAATACAGATATGATGAAGGAATGGAAGTAATACTGACTATCGAAAGCAGAGAAGAAACAGAGTTGTTTAATATGCTTTATTTATTCCTTGTAAACATGGAAGCTACAAATGAATATTTTGGGGTTAGAAAATATAAAAGAAAAATAAGGGATGTTTTCAAATTACAGGAAACAACTTCTTATTTTAAAGGGAGAAGGTACTTAAAAAAAGTTCTGCAGTTTACATATTATGCAGAACACTTGATAAATAAAAATTTTAATTAGAGGGATTATAAAAGGGGGAAAAGATGGCAATAGAAATAAATGATGTGAATATGCTTAATGACATTCAGATAAAAGCAGAAAATAACAGAAGATTTTTTTCTGATGTTAGAAGCATATGTTTTTTTACGAAAGATTTTGCAATAGAGCCGACTTTCATAACAAAACCACAAGATGTAATTGATTTAAATATTGCAGGGCTTGATGAAAATCATGAGTTTTATAAACTTATACAGAGTGCATATAGTCAGCCTTTTACACCAGTTGTAGTTGTTGTTTATGGGAATAATACGGCTGATACATTCACAAAGCTTATGGAAACTTATAAAAAACATGAAAAAGCATTCGAAGTTACTAACTGGGTTACAAATATGGACGCTAAAGCAAACAAGACATACGTTGAAAGTATAGTAACTTATGCTAAAACTGATAAGGAAATTCAAGTAGGGATAGCACTCGACATTGAAAAACTTACAGTTACTGCAGCTCTTGACTACTTAAAAAATGCAAATGCTGATAATGTCGCATTCATAGCAGAAGGGAATAAAAACGTAAAACTTGGGAACTGGTTAACTGGAGCTTTATTTGGAGGAACAATAGGAACTAAAACACCTGGAAGTTACATTGTGCATTCAACTCAGATACATGGATTTGTTCAAGAAACTTATTCACCTACTGAACAGGTTTCAATGAAAAATGCTGGACTTACTTATCTGAGCAAACCAACTCAGGGATATTTCCATGCAGTTGGTGGGATGAATTCAGATAATAAAATGTTTACAGAATTAAATATTGCTAAAATTTGGCTTCAGGACAGAATAAGAAAAAATACTACAGTATTCCAAGTGACTAATGACAAAATACCAAACAATGATTCAGGTAAAAACATGATAAGAGCAATAATAATGGAAGTCTTAAGAATAGCAGCTAATATGGGAATGCTCATGACTGATGATTCTGGAAATGTTTTTGGAACAATAGTTGAAACTGATTCAAATGGGAACAAAGTGAAAATTCAACTTGGAAATCTTAACATTGAGGGAATAACACAGGAAAGTTTAAGAGAAGGAACATTCAAATTTGATTTGAGGGTGACTTACTTAAATGGTGCAAGACATATAACATTAAGAGGAACTGTAACAACAGAGGGGAAATTAATATTTGAATAATAAAAGGGGGATAAAGTTAATATGAGTCGACAATACAATGTGAAAAATGTCCACATAGCATTTACTACTCCATTAGGAATATATCAGATTAAATGCAGACACGAAGATGGTTTTGAGGATGATCCTTCAAGTGAATCTTCATCTGAGACAATAGGTAGCTGCGGAAAAAAAGTCTACAACGTTTTACCTGATGGGTCGGTAGATATTAAGCTTAACTTATTATATGGAAGTTCTGAAAACACTACAATGTGGTTGCTATATGAAGCTTGGAAGGGTGCCAAAAGCGAATTTCCAATGTCAATAGCAGTAACTGATGAAAATGCTAAGGAAAGTTTTTTCTATCCTAATGTTTCATTTAAGAAAAGACCTTCCACAAAATTTTCAAACGAAAGTGGAACGGAAGCAACAACTTGGGAATTAAAAGCTGAAGATAAAAATTATATCAAAATATAGGAGGAAAATAAATGGATCTTGATAACTTAAAAGAAGAAGAAAAAAAAGCAATAGAAATGACAAGAGTGGCTGCAGGGCTTGAAACAGTAGTCAGAAAAACTGAAGAAGTGGAATTGATAGGGGAAACTCTTGAAGAAAAGAAAGACAGATTGAATGAAGTGGAACTGGAGAGAATAAAGAAAGTTAAACTCTCTCCGGGAGTTTCTTTTTCAATATGGCTGATTGATTGGGAGGACAGACTTAAAGAAGTTATAGTGAAATTTCCTAAAACTTCACAGGCAATGAAATACAACAATTTAACTATGAATCCTAACAACTCGAAAATAGAGATAGGGTTTTCAGAAATATTGGAAAATTTCAAAAATGACGGACTTTTAAATAATTTTGATGTTGATAACTTTCCATTATCAGAAGTTTCAGAGTTAGCTGGATTCTTAATGAGAGTGATTCAAAATCCCAAATTTAAATAATTCTGCTGTCCAATTCTATGGTGGCAGAGTTATTTATACTGAAAAATTTAAGTCTAACATAAGCCATTTTGAAATGATGGCTATAGAGCTTGAAACTTCGGATAATTTTAAGAATTTCAATTCATTTGAATTTTTAAGAGACTTCGATAATGGGAAAATAACAGAAAAGGAACTCGAAAGATTTCTTTATATGCACTATATCAATAAGTTAATGAATAAAGAGAAAATGGAAGAACAGGAAAAAATAAATAAAGCTTTAAAAAAGGGGGGATAGGCTTTGTCAAGTGAGTTAGGTGTTACCTATTCGTTAGAATTTGTAATAAAAGATAAAAAAGCTTTAGAAGCAATACAGAATATGATGAAAAATGCACAGAAACTTGTTGATACACTTGACAAGGTCAGCCTTGAAAAAGCAAGCAAACAGGCTCAAAGCTTTAAAGCAGATATAAAACAGGCTTCAGATAGTCTAAAAAATTTGAATAAAGAAAAAGCAAAAACTGAAAAAAAAGTAAAGAATCCTGTTAAACCTGTGGAAGAAGGAGCTAAAAAAGCTAATGTGGCAATGAAAATGCTTAATACTACAATACATGACATAGCAAGAGGAGCCAAATATAAAATAGGTGCTTTTCTAGCTCAACAGGCTGGACAAGCGATGAAAGATTTCAGCAATATTGACTTTGACATAAGAGCTGCAGCAGCGAAAACTGGTGGATTTGGAAAAGACTATAAAGAATTATTGAAATTGAGTAATAGAGTTGGTGGAGAAACGACATACAGTAATGCTGATGTTGCCAAAGCTATAAACTCAGGGGCAACTTTAGGAATAAAAGCAGATGAAATGAAAAGTATACTACCTTCAGCTGCTCAATTCGGACAAGCTTTTCACGTTGAAGACTTGGCATATGTAATTGAAGCTGTGAAAATGCAGATGAATGCTTATGGGCTTTCAGGAAAAGATGCAATAAAAGTCACTGACATGATGGCTGTGACTTCCAAAAATACAGCAGCTAATCTTGAAAATTTAAGAGAAGGTTTTAAATATGTAGGAACTTCAGCTAAACAACTGGATATACCTCTTGAAACATTGTATGCAATGCTTGGGAAACTGAATGACAATAACATTTTAGGAAGTAGTGCTGGTACAGGATTAAATGAAATGTTTAAGAGTATGGCAAACTTTAAGAAAAGAGGAAAGCTTGAAGAATTAATTGGTCCAGTTACAGATAGCAAAGGGAACTTACAAGATGTAGTGGGGATAATGGAACGGTTGAAAGTTGTTACTGATAAAATGGGTAATGCTGATAAAGCTTCCGTTCTTCAGACAATTTTTGGAACACGTGGAGGAAGGACAGTAGGGTCTTTATTAAATAACAACACATTGAATCAGTTAAAACAGTTACAGGAGCAGATAAAGAACAGTCAAGGAATGGCTAAATTTTTAAGTGACTTTATGATGAACGGACCAGGTGGAGCAATAGAAAGATTTCTTTCTACTTTAGAAAGTGCCTTTCAGAGTGTATTTTCTTCGTTAGCACCTCTGATAGTGCCAGTAAGTATGGCGTTAGTAGGATTGTTGAATATAATAATTCTTATCAATGAAAAAGTACCTTGGTTGGCACAATTGGTAACAATATTCGGTGCTTTGATAATTGGAAAACTTGTTTTTGGTGCATTAATAGTCAAGGTATTGGAGTTTGTTTCAGCAATAAAAGCTTCAGCATTGGCAATGGGTGGACTTAAACTTGCAATAATGGGTGGAATCGTCATAGCTCTTGTAATAGCTTTCAATCTTTTACAGCGATGGCTTGACTATCTGTCACAGAATGAAGCAGCAAACAGGGAATGGCAGGCAGCATTAAAAGCGTTAGGGGACACATTCCAGAGTCTTATAGGTTTAATATCAGAGTTTGTTTTAGCGTTGTTTGGAATGACACAGAAACAGAGAGACGCTAAGAATGGACTGAAAGACACGAAAAAAAATGGAGAAGATGTTGTTCAGACTTTAAAGAACTTGAGAGAAAACATCGAGGCTTTCAGACAAAAAATAGAAGGCGCTAAGAAATGGATTGATGACAATGCAAACTCCATTCAGGAATGGGGAAAAAGAATAATTATATTAATTGGAATATTTAAAGGTTTATCTTTAGCTGTTGCAATTTTTAATCTTGCAATGTCATTAAATCCTCTGATAATCGTTATAACTGCAGTTATAGGAATAATTACTATTTTATGGTTTTGGCTTATGTGGCTTTACAATAATGTTGCTTGGTTTAGAGATGGAGTAAATGCCATCTGGGATTTTATAAAAGACCATTGGATAGCAACAATCGGATTAATCGCTGGTGCTATATTAGCTGGTCCTCTAGCAGGAGCTTTTGCAGCTTTTATAGGATGGTTAATAGAACTTTATAATGAAAATGATAAATTTAAAAGTTTTTGTGACACCGCTTGGGCAATTATAAAAGAAGTTGTAAAAAGTGCCTGTGATATTGTGATAAAAGCTATTGAAGGAATAACAGGAGCTTTGAAAGGAGCTTTGGGAGCATTAAATGATTTACTCAATGGAAGATGGGGAGAGTTAGGAAACAAATTGGCAAGCATACCGAGAAAAACTGGAAATTTCCTTTTTGGAGAAGATCTGACCAATCATTTTCTTGGTGCTCCAAAGAATCAACTCAAAATGAATACAAGTAATATAAAAATGAGACAAGCGAAAGCAACTGGTACTGATTATTTCCAAGGTTGGAAGTCAGGTGGCTATACAACAGTAGATGAACAGGGTGATGAGGCTATATGGTTACCTAATGGATCTATGGTTGCAAGAAACACAACAACAAGGGATATTCTTAACACTGCAAAAGCAATAAGAAATAATACAAGAGGTGGTGTCCAAGGTGGAAAGACGATAGTAAATCATAATACTTTTTATATAAAAGCAAATGATAGCAAAGGGGCATCACATGAAATAATAAATGAATTAGAAAAACTGGGAGTTTAATAAGAGGGAGGTATTTATGCTGAAAGAATTTTTGAATAAATTATTTAAAAATATGGATTTGTCTAAAATAGAAAAAATGTATCAGAAATATGGAGAACTATATGACAGATATTTCAAGGCAAAGCCAAATGCACTTTTGGGCGATATACCTCTTTTTGTTATTTCAACCAATTTTTCACAGGAAAACGAAGTAACAGGGTATAAATCCTATTTGAAAGATGATTTCAATGAAAACATGTTTATAAATCCTTATACTATACAAGTTGAATGTTTTATTTTTGGCAGAGAATGGAAAAGTGAACTTGAAAAAATGATTCAGTTTTCAAAGGAACGTAAATATACAGCCCTGATGTATGAAAAACTGGATAATAAGATATACGCTCCATTAGCACTGACAAATTTTTCATATACTGAAGACTGGCAAGCATATACAGGAATAAAAGTAAGTTTGACATTAAAACAGGTCAATTTACTGGAATTTACTAAAGATGAAAATGGGGTAATAACAACTAACGTATATAATCCTAATACAACAGTTCAAAACAGGGAATTGAATCCTGTTTCCCTTAATGAAGTTCTGCATGAAAAATACAACAATGATTCAAGGACACAGGGGGTAGTGTAGCATGCTTTATAGTTTGAATATCACATATAATAAAGAAAAAAAGAACTCTTATAAGACATTGCTTGATGACAATAACAAAAGTAAAATTATTATTCTTGATATTTATGCAATTAAGGGGTGCTGGTACATTGACATAAGGGATGAGGAAAAAGAACTCCATATGGGGCAAAAAATAAACTCATATGAGGACTTATTTGAGATATGTAAACGTAGATACAGAGATTTCCCGAACTTAAAACTTATGGCGTTGCCAATAAATACCAATGGATTTGATGTAGATTTCAATATAGAAACGGCTGGAATACTTCAGGATTTAATGGTGGTGGAAAATGAGTAAAAACTGGATTTTATGGGACAGATATGCAAAAGTTACTTTTACTTTAAAAAATGAAGAAAAAGTAATTTTTGAAAGATTTCCAGTACAAAATGGAATAGACAGTTCCCCTGACTTTGAAATCGAATCAGAGTTTGACACTACAGAAAATACTAATATCTGTAAAATTACACTAATAAATCTGACTAATGATATGGTAAAAAAATTAGTTAGAGGAACAGAAGTATTAGTCGAAATAGGATACTTGAATGATAGTGAAGAAAATAAAGATGTTGGAGTTATCTATAAAGGAATTATTGAGGAAACACAAGGAAAATCAGAAGGAACAGACAAGCAATTTACAATAACCTGTAACACTTACAATGATGAATACAAGGATACAAAAATTAATCTTAAGGCAGGAAGAAGAACCAAGGCAAGTACGATAATACACCTTATTATTTCAAAGCTGGATAAATTGAAAGTTGGAAAAATAGAATTGACTAAAGATGTAGTTTATAAAAATGGAAAAACTTTAAATAACAATGTAAAAAGTATATTTAAAACAATAGCTAAAGATTGTGAAAGTATATTCTTTATAAAGGATGGAGTTGTCTATTTTCAGAAATCAAATGATGTGAATCTAGGAGTTATTGAATTTGATCCCAATCTTTTTATGGATATAACTTCAAATCAGGATGGTTACACCTTAAAAAGTGTTATAGACCACAGACTTAAAGAAGGTTATAAACTAAAAATCGACTTGAAAGAGGAATTTGAGGGAATAGAAATAAAAGGGGAATATTTAATAATAAAAGGAAAACATATTATGAAATTCAATCAGGAAGCATACACAGAAATTGAAATAAAAACAAAACTTGAAGAAAAAGAAAATGAAAAAATCATTGAAATAGTCACAAATGCCAGTGGGAAAAATAAGAATGCCTCGAAGAAAAAAGAAAAGAAAGAAAAAAAGAAAAAAGGCAAAGCTAAGAATAGTAAAAAAAATGTTAGTAAGAAAACAGGAAAAAAAGATAATGACTGGGAAAGAATAAAAAATACATATGGAGTTAAAAAATAATGAGAAGAAAAACAGTAGGAGAAATAATAGAAGGACTAACTGATGAAAAAATAAACTCAATAAACACAATAGCGATTGCAAGGATAGAAAAAGTGGATAATTCAAAACTGATGTGTGACATCCAATTACTCGATATCCCAGAAGTAATGGGAAAAAGAGATGAAGTTCCAGTAATTGAGGATGTTCCTATAGCTCCAATATTCTGGGGAAAATCTTGCAAAGTAAACGCTCCTTTATCAAAAGGGGATAAAGTTATAATTGGATTTTGCCAGCATGAAACTTTTTTTGCAAGAAATTCAAATGATCCTATTGAACCTGAATATGAAACAAAATTTGATATTAATAATGCAATTGTTATAGGACAGATAACGGCAGATAGCGAAAACGGTCCATATGGTAACGATTTTTATATCCTTTATGGCGGGAACGTTATTAGAATGAATTCGGGAGAAGTTGAAATAACAGCTCCTAATATAAAACTTAACGGAAATATAACA